ATTAAATGGCATCACCAACATCTCGTACAGAATTAAAAGACTATTGTTTGAGAAAACTTGGATTTCCTGTGATCGACATCAACGTTGATGATGACCAATTAGACGATAGAATTGATGACGCATTGCAAAAATTCCGTGAGTTCCATTATGACGGAACTGAAGAAATATATCTCGCTCATCAAGTTACTAATGGTGACATATCAAACACATATATCACAGTGTCAGACAACATCATAGGAATAACTAGACTTCTTCCAGTTAGTTCTGGATCAATCAGTTCAGATAGTTCGCAAGGATTTAATATATTTGATATAAACTATCAAATTCGTTTAAACGATTTTTATAATCTACTGTCTAGTTCATACACATATTATGTCATAGCAAGAGAACATTTGGCTATGCTAGATATGATTGTTACTGGAGAAATTCCTTTCTCTTTCAATAAAAAAGTTGGTAGAGTAAATTTGTATATGGATTGGACTGGAAGATTGGCAGTTGGAGACTATATCGTGTTTCAAGCAACACGCATAGTAGAACCAACAACTTATACAAAAATATTCAATGATTCATGGGTAAAATCATATACAACTGCATCATTTAAACAACAATGGGGTGCAAACATAACCAAATACACTAACTACACGCTTCCTGGTGGATTGGTTGTAAATGGTGAAAAAATATACAATGATGCTGTTGCAGAACTTGCACTGTTAGAACAGCAACTTAGAGATGAATATGAATTGCCACCGCAAATGTTTGTGGGGTAACTAATGGGCACTAGTGTATACTTCAACAATCAAAACGCAACGCGCGAACAATATTTGGTTGAAGATTTAATTATTGAATCAATTAAAAATCATGGAATAGATATCTATTATATTCCTAGAGATTCTCACTCTACTAATGATGAGTTATACGGTGATGATCCTGTGAAGAAATTTACAAAAGCATATTCTATAGAGATGTATCTAGAATCTTCCAATGATTTCGAAGGAAACCAAGAATTTTTTGGCAAGTTTGGATTAGAGATTCAAAAAGCAGCCAAAGTTGCTGTTGCTCGTCGCACATTCGAAAGATATATCCCAACATCTGTTCGCAATCTACCAAAAGAAGGCGATTTAATTTGGCTTCCAGTGCAACAAAAACTAATGGAAGTTCGTTTTGTTGAAGAAGAAAAAAACTTCTTCCAAGCAGGTAAGGTTGCACCATACATGTATGGATTGAATTTAGAAGTCTTCAAGTACAACGGCGAACTAATTCAAACTGGTATACAAGAAATAGATGACATTACTGATCAAGTAGCATTCGCTATTGATTTTACATTGGCTTCTGGCGGAACTGGTTCGTTCAGAGAAGATGAAGTCGTATATCAAGGAACATCTTTATCTGCTGCAACTGCCAGGGGTTATGTTGCTGGTTGGGATATTTCCACTAGAATAGTCAAAGTTAGAAATATCAAAGGCGAATTCGCTGCTGGAGCAATTGTTGGCTCTACAAGTGGCGCGCAATGGACAATATCTGCATTAAATGACCAAGAAAATGCAAATGATTTATATGATGATAATGTCAGAATTCAAGGTGAAGCATCTGACTTTATAGACTTTACTGAAAATAATCCATTCGGTGAGCCATAATGTTATCTTCTAGACATTTCTATCATAGAACAACTAGAAAATTGGTTGTAGCATTTGGGACTATGTTCAATAATCTCAAATTATATCGATACACAAAAGATGGTGACACTGAAATTGAACGAGTTACTGTCCCACTAACATATGCCAATAAAGAAAAATACTATACGCGCATAACTCAAGATCCAAATCTAGCAAAACAAACATTAATTGATTTACCTAAAATGGCTTTTGAGATGGTTTCTATAACATATGATCCTTTGAGAAAAATATCTAATTACAACGAACTGTTTTCACCAGGACAAGATGGTAATAAAATTACCACAGTGCGCGCAGCGCCATATAATTTTGCCTTTGATTTAAACATATATGTTCGTAATATAGAGGATGGTTCGCAGTTAATTGAACAAATACTTCCTTACTTTACACCCGATTATACACTAGCACTAAATTTAACTGGCATTCAAAATGACATTGTTAATGTGCCAATAGTATTAGAATCTATTTCGTATGAAAACAGAGTTGATTCTGATAAAGAATCAACAAGAGTTATTGTTTGGAATCTAACATTTACCGTACAAGCATTTTTGTATGGGTATATTAATGACGACATTAAGATTATTCGCAAAGTCACCGCGAATACTTTTGATAGCACCGCATTACAGAAAAAAGAACAATTAATAACACTGAGCAGTGGATCTGGTCAGTATAAAATTGGTGAATTGGTTTTCGTTGGAAGCAAGTTATCAACTGCCAACGCGAGTGGATTTGTTAATAGTTGGAACAACACATCAAACCAATTATTTGTAACTGATATTACAGGTACATTTAAAACAAATGCTAGACTTACTGGAGCAGTGACAAATGCTTCATATGTAATTTCTTCTTTTGCAGATGCTGATAATAAACTTATGAAGTTGCAAGTAACTCCAAGACCTAGTACTGCAAATGCAAACAACGCATTTGGATTTGACGAGAGCATTACATACTATCCTAATATAACTTAATTATGAGCAATGTAGATAAGAATTTAGCAGAAATTTTGAATACTGATTATGTACCTGTAGTGAAAGAAGATAAGCCCATAACAGTTCATCAAGATAATACTGAAAACCCAGACGCGAATTATTCTCGTGCAAATTACTATAATCTTATTGAGAAAGGCAACGAAGCACTCGATGGTATTTTAGAAGTTGCCAAAGAATCGCAGCACCCAAGAGCATATGAAGTAGCAGCAAACATGATCAAGAATCTCTCTGATGTTACAGAGAAATTAATGATTCTACAAAAACAGCAAAGAGAATTACAGCCTAAAGATGCTGCTCCAACAAATATTAATGTCGACAAGGCAGTATTCGTTGGGTCTACAGCTGATCTATTGAAGAAATTAAAGAATGAATCTAACGACTAGAATGAAACATTATTTGGGTAATCCTAAACTCAAGAGAGTTGGGATTACTCAATCGATGACTGAAGAACAAATTACTGAGTTCATCAGATGTTCTAAAGACCCAATTTACTTTATTGAGAATTATGTTAAGATTATTACTCTTGACAAAGGCTTCGTGCAGATTAAGTTATATCCATTCCAAAAAGAAGCTGTCACAGATATTAACGACAATCGTCGCGTCATAGTTAAGGCAGGTCGTCAGGTCGGTAAGACCACGATGGTTGTTGGATATATTTTGTGGTACATCTTATTTAATGAAGATAAGTTCGTTGCTATTTTAGCCAACAAAGCACCAACAGCACGCGAAATTTTAAATCGTATTAAAATTGCCTATGAGGCATTGCCTTTATGGTTGCAACAAGGTGTGCGTGTATGGAACAAGGGTGACATTGAACTCGAGAACAATTGTCGCGTGATGGCAACGTCAACGGCTTCTAGCGCGATCCGCGGTTACTCTATTTCATTACTGTATCTTGACGAGTTCGCGTTCGTGCCAAGTAATATCGCTGACGAGTTCTTTACCTCCGTCTATCCAACCATTTCTTCTGGTACACAATCCAAAATTCTCATTTCCTCCACGCCAAATGGTATGAATCACTATTACAGAATGTGGACTGAAGCCGTTGAAGGATTAAATGGATTCACACATATTGAAGCCAACTGGCGCCAGGTGCCAGGTCGCGACCAAGCATGGGCAGATGATCAAAGGCGTATTCTTGGTGAGGCAAAGTTCTTACAAGAAATGGAATGCGAGTTTATGGGTTCAGCTGGAACTCTGTTGTCAGCTGCAGCTCTCAAGTCCCTCGCCTTTGTCAAACCATTACATGTTTCAGAGAATGGCATTAAAATTTACAATCAGCCACAAGAAGGTCACAATTACGTTATAGTTGCAGATACTTCTCGCGGCAAAGGTTTAGACTACTCAGCATGCGTAGTAATTGACTGCTCTATTCCATATAAAGTTGTCGCAACCTATAAAGACAATAACATCAGCCCATTGGTCTATCCATCAATCTTAAGAAAGCTGGGCGACTACTATAACCAAGCCTATGCCATGGTTGAAATTAATGACAATGGTCAGCAAGTTGTGGATAGTTTATTTGAAGATTATGAATATGAAAATATTTTGTCAACCGTGGATATCAGAGGCAAAATTGCACTTACATGGGGTTATGGCAATAAGTCTAATCGTGGAATTAGAACAACCAAGTCTGTAAAACGTTTGGGTTGTTCCATTATGAAGGGTCTCATTGAATCTCAAAAGTTACTGGTTGAAGATTTCGATACAATCTCTGAACTATCAACATTCATTGCCAAAGGTGGCAGCTTCGAGGCTGAAGAAGGTTCGCATGATGATCTGGTTATGTGTTTGGTATTGTTCTCTTGGATGACAAATCAAACCTTTTTTGCTGACCTTACAAATACAAATCTAAAAGAACGGCTATACCAGGAACAGATGAGACAAATTGAAGAAGAATCGCTACCAATGCCGTTAGCTGGACATGTTGATGTAGACGGTAGAGAGTTTGATTTTGTTTCTGGTGGTGCAGTGTGGAAGGTGGTTGATCGTTAAAAACCCCAATTTACTAAATAAACTGTAGAATTTCTATTTCTCCCAGACAGGAGTAAAACCATGGCATTTTTAGTTTCCCCAGGAGTGAATACTTCTGAAATTGATCAAACAACCACAGTTCCATCAGTTGGAACGTCAACTGGAGCAACAGTTGGAGTGTTTCGTTGGGGTCCAGCAAATACAGTAATTCAAGTCTCTAGCGAATCTGATCTCGCTCAAAAATTCTTTGAACCAGATTCAAACACTGCAGGATCATTTATCTCTGCTGCAAACTTCCTAGCATACGGCAACGATCTCCGTGTGGTTCGCGCACTCAACAGAACTGTTG